CTGTTTATAAAACAGAAACTATTGATGTAACAGTTACAATTTTAGAGGAGGACTAATTTATGGAAACAAAATTTGAACAGAGTAAAGAATCTGAAGAGAAAAAAGTTGGTGAGGACAAACCAAAATTTGAACAAAGCAAACCGACCGATCAAGTCAGATTAGTTTTTAAAGGTACAAGAACATTTGAATTGCATATTGGTAGAACAATATATAGATTTGAAGGAAGGGAATCTAAATATGTTCCCAAATCTGTTTTAAGTCATAAGGATTTTACTGAACAGATTAAAGATTATTTTGTTATAGGAGAATAATATGACAACAAGAAATTTAAGAAAATTGGGAGTACATGGTGATAATCTTCCTACAAAGAAGAGCAAGACTGTTGAACCTTCTGATTTTCTAATTGGTGGTTTGGTTGGATTGTTTGAAAGAAGATATAAAACTTCTTTTTTACTTAACAATCCTGAAGAAGGGAAAGAGATCTTTGGTGACCAATTAACTTCAACTTATTATGGTTGGGATGCTCTAAAAGGTTTCTTTGATAACATAGTTGGTACTGATGGAAAAATTTATGTTAAGTCTCATGTTGGATATGATGGATCTGTATATGATGGGGTTTCAGCAACCAAAAATTTAGTTGATGGTGCTGCAGCTAATGTATTAAGACTTGATGCAGCATATAAAGGTGAACTTGAGTATGGTACTGATGGCAATAAAACAGGTTATACAATAACCCAAGGTGATCGATTTACTACTGCAATTATGACAGCAACTACAAAAGATGACGCTTTTGTTTATTGTGATAGTGTTGCAGGAATGTATGTTGGTGATATAATTAAAGTTGTTTCTACTGGTGGTGGTGGTGCAACAGTTTATAAAGTAATTACAGCAATTGATGAATCAGCTGGTAAAGTTTCATTCTCTGGAGCTTTTGATGGTGTAGCAAATCCGGAAATTGATGATGTGGTAACAATTCCTGGGTTTCAATTAAAAGTTTATAGACAATCAAAAACAGGTATTGTGACAGAAGTTGATACAGAACTTGGTAAAATATGGTGTACTATTCAAGATGCTGTAACGGATTATTATGTTGAGAATGTTTTTAATGAAAAATGTAAATGGCTAAAAGTTACAGATTTAGACCCGGCTACAGCAGTTGGTGCAACTATTTTTCCTGCAGCTGTATCAACAGTTACTTATTTAGCAAGTGGAGCTAATGGCACATCACCAACTACTTCATCACATTGGTCGGTTGATTTGACTGCTCTTGATAATGACCCAATTAGAATGCTCTGTAATCCTGAATCTACAGATATTACTATTCAAAAAGCAATTGAAACTTATTGTAGAGGAAGAGATGATACTCCAAAAGTAATATACAACATTCCTGAGAATCAGACTAAATCCCAAATGATAACAATAGGAAATAATCATCAAAGAAGTGATGATGTCCTTGGTGTTATTGTTGGTGATTGGGTTACTGTTGAAGATCCGTTTGCAACTTCTAATTTAGCTCCGGATAGAAATGTTCCAAGTGTAGGTCATGTTATGGGGAATTGGATTAGGTCTATTGGTACTAAAGGAATACATTGGATTCCAGCTGTTTCAACTAATCCACTATATGGAATTACTGGAATTGTACGTACGACTTTATTTTCTGATACAGACCGTACCGATTTAGCTGAAGCTGGAGTTAATATCATACAATTCAGTAAAGGAAATGGATATATCATTAAAAATTTCTTTACTCCTTCAACGACTAAGGAATTTAGTTTTGCTAATGGAATTTTGATGAGAGAATATATTAAAGTTTCTGTAGTCGATTCTTTACAAGATACAGAAAATGAACCAAATAATTTTGCTAGGATTCAATCTAGTAGAACTGCAATACTTAATTTTCTTTACAGGTTGTGGGATGTTGGTTCAACGGGGGAAACCCCATCGGGTGAAACTTTTGGTCAGACAACAAATGCAGATACTGGTGAAGCTACTGTTCCATCAGATCATTTTCAAGTACAAGCTGATGCAATTAATAACCCACAAGCTAGTATTGAATCTGGTGAAAGAGACTTAGATACATGGTTTACATATCCTTCACCTGCTGGTAGTATTAAAATTGGTGTTGGACTTTTATTATTAGGTTAAGGGGGGAATTAAATGCAAGATAATGCAATGGCTGAGAAGAAAAAGGCCTTTTGGGATGGTAATGAACAACCCGGCCTTGTGAGTGTCGAAGAAATCTCAAGGGAAAAAAGAACTATTGAAGTTCCTTCTTTTTCTAAAATTAGGGATTTAAATTCTGGTATTACTAAATTACCACCAATCAACATGGTTTATAAAGTTGAAAGACATACAAATACAAGAAGGTTTTTTGAAGATTTTCATAATAAAAACCAAGTAAAAGATTTAGAAATTGTAAGGACTGATGCAGATGGAGTAGAATTTTCAAGAAAACTTTACCCGGATTGTGAATGTGTAAAGATTTCTGAACCTGCATATGATGCAGCAAATCCTAATTATGCAACAATTAGTATTACAGTTGTATGTTGGGACATTCTTGACCTTGATTAAAATTTAATTATAAAGGAGTATTTATATGGAACAAAGGTTGCCAATACCCATTTTTTCAACGGAGCAAATTTATACTGGTATAAAATTGAAAAAACCAACTGCTAAAACATTAGCAGATACAAATGATGTTATTAATTCAGCTGGTGAATATATGGGATTTAGAAATTTAATAGCAGGATGTACGGAGTCTATTTATAATTCCGATAAAGAAATTGTTGATCCTGTATCACTAAAATCTTTGGTGTTTAGAATGCCAAATAAAACAGCCGAATATACAGCACTACAATTGGTTATAGATTTTCATGATGGGGAAGATTATGTAAGTGGAATTTATAAATGTCCACTTTGTGGTGTAAATGCCATATCAAGATTGACAGGTGATGTCGATACTAGAGATAGACTTTCATTATTAAAAGTAAGTTATATGGAAGAAATCGAAAGATATATTACAATTCAGTTGTCTAATCCTTCAATTATAAATGTGAGGGGTGAAGAGCTTGCTGTAGAAAATTTATCAATAGAATTTCCAACTTTGGAACATCATCACAAAGCTTATGCTAGATATGGTAATACTAATTTGATAAAATACCAATTGGCCATATACACAGAATCTTTAGTTGAAGTAAATGGCCAACCGATTTCTGATGAATGGCGTAGAGCCTATGGTGTTAAAATATTTGAGAATATGCCAAATGTTAAAAAGGATGTTAACAAATTATCTGATACTATAAACAAATATGGTATGGATTTAAGAGTTGAAAAAATTTGTAAAAATTGTGGTGAGGTTTGGCAACCTGTAATAAATACTTCTAATTTTTTCGGTTCTGCACTCCAGTTACAATGAATGAGTGGCTAGGAGTGCGAACTGAAAATATAGTATGTGTGAGTGATGCATTATTATTGATTGATTACACTTTGGATGATTTAGTACGGGATAGTATATTGATGATGAATTTTAGTCAGGGTGGATTAACTTATCAAAATTTGTGTGATATGCCATTCAATGAATATCAAATTTATCATAGAGAATTGTGTAAAATTCAACAACAATTAGAGAATCCAAAAAAGGAAGATACTAATGGATGACATAACTTTAACATTTAATCCTAATATGTTTTTAGATGCAATGAAAAAGATTAATTTGGGTCTTGAAACAATGGATCGAAATTTTCAGGCTTTTGCTGATAGAAGTAAATCAAGAGCTGAAAAGACTAAAGTATCTACATTAAGTATTGCAAAAGGCATTGGTGTGGCAAATATAGCCATGGCAGGATTTAGAAAGATTATGTCTCATATTCCTGAATTAGGTCGGACCTTTTCAATTGTTGGTGATATTTTTACAAGAAATTTGCTTTGGCCTTTGAGACGTGAATTAATACCTGTATTACAAAAAGTCTTGGATTGGGTTCGGGATAATCGTGCTATGTTTGTACGTTGGGGTACTGTTATAAGAAATGTTTTTGTTGTAATTAAAAACATAATTGGTGGAATAGTTGGAATTTTAAAACGATTTTGGGATGGTTTTTTATCTAATATTGAAAGAGCATTTAATGTATCAGTTGGTAAAATGACTGATATAGCTAATTTATTGGTATTTAAAATTTCAGCTGTTGTAAATTTTTTACTTATTACCATAGAACCAGTAGCTGATGTTATAGCAAATCTCTTTGCAAAGGCTGCAGTAAATATAGCAAGTTTTGTATCGGGTTTTATGGATGGAATGGGTAGTGTGACATCAATAATAACAGATACAATGGATGTATTTAGAGATTTGTTATATCTTATTGATAGAATAACTGGAAGTGGTGATACAATGAGCAAAGTTTTTAGTACTTTGGGTACAGTAATTGGTACTGTCGTTGGTGGA